CACCACTGAGCTAAAGGGCCGGGCGCAGGATAATAACGGTACGTAACTAATCCTGCAATATCATCCGTTCTGACTGACTAAATCCTGAACTTCCCTGACCGTCTGCTCAAAACGTTCAGTCTCCAGCTCAACGCCAATTGCACGACGCCCCAGCGACATTGCTGCTTTGACGCTACAGACATAAAAAAGCCAGCCACTGGGGGAGGCTGGCAAACTCGTAGAGCAAAATGCTGTTACGCAAACTTCGTTACAGGGTCATCCTGCAATACAAAAAATACACAATATTTAGAAAACTAATAGTGCCATGTGCAATTTTTAAGATTTTGTTATTAATTGTGGTCGCACCTTCCTTTCTGTGTACTTTCCGTATAGCTCACAGGATTCTGGGTACAAAAAAACCCGCGCATCGGCGGGTTCTTAAATCTTATCAACGGTAGACATACAAAGCCCATCGTTGGGAAAATCTTATCCATATTTTTTGAAAAATGCAAGCATCATGTCGTCATCTTCGGCGAAAACCATTTATCTTGTCACCTTTCTCAATTGTATCTCTGCATATGCTTCTTCCTGCCAGCACTTTGTAACCAGTTTATCAATGACATCTGCATATCCTTTGTACCACTGATAATCCGTCAGGTCTGGTACCAGCTTCTGGACATGAAGCCGCGCCAGTGTGGTTGGTAAACGGCTAAACCGGTTTCCATTGCAACGCCCACAAACCTTATAAACAGGCGTGCCATGAAGCCGGGTTCTTTTTTCATCCAGGACAATACCTTTACCCTTGCACCCTCTGCATGCTGTGCTGACTTCTCCCTTACCATGACAATGCTGACATAGTTCCTTCACCCACTCTTCCTTAATAACAGATTCCCCGCTTCTGGAGTGTTTCACCACCTCGCGCAATACATTATGAAATCCAGTACCAGCACAATGCTCACAGCGAGCCTTACTTGCCGCAGACCTGGAACAATCAGCAAAGGCAAAATTCACAAGGTAAGGAATGATCTGTAGCCGGGTTTCTTCACTCAATTTATTCAATGTCGGGTTATCCAGTGCCATCGCGTAATTGAGCAGACCTTCAATCGCAAACTGAGGATCCTGAACACCAACTTTTGCCAGGAATAAAGCAAACCCAAGCGGTGCTTTTGACTGCACCATCCCCTGCGCAGCCATCACATCCGTAATTGTTAAACCACCAGAGCCTGTCGCCGGTGCGTCATCGCTCAGTTTTGGAGATTTCGGGGAGTAATATTTCGGTAAGGCTTCAAGGTTCATGCTCGTTCTCCACTTACGCCAGTACGCCAATTGCCAGCGCACGATCGATAAAACGAAATATCAGCTCCAGCTGAGAGCCATACTTCTCTTCAAATGCCACGGTATCCGCATGCAGCTCGTCGTGATGCTTTCTGCACAAAGGCAACACAAAAAGGTCATGCGCTTTTGTACCCATTCCACACTGACCGTGGCCTATCAGGTGGTGGGGATCATCAGCGGGCTTTCCACAACATGCACACGGCTGTGTCTTAACCCAGCGCGTGTACTTTTCATTAACCCAGCGGCGACGTTTTGGGCGTAACATAAAAGACTCCGGCGACTCCGGATCCACTTTCAGCGCCAGCACCTTTTTCGCTTTATCCTGGATGATGCTGGTGGCAGGAACCGAAGGCACAAGGTCACTTTCCCGGGTGACAGACGGCACAACAGGCTTCGGTAATCTCAGTGCCTTACGGGCTGCACTTTCCGGTAAGGCATCCGCCAGGGCATTACGAATCAGCCACCAGCACAGTTCCGGCATTGTCACAACGTGACTGTCATCAAAACCGAGATCCCGACGCACAACAGACAACACCCAGCGGGTACAGTTATCCGTTGCCATTGATTCCAGCCGTTCCGTGAACTGATCGCGCAGCTGGTTATCGCAGTGCCAGCACAGACGGATTGCGCCCGGCGTGTGTCGCATTGTGGTCATGTTCTCGCTGTGCCAGTCGGAATGAGGCCACTGGCAACCTTTTTCACGAAGTAACCAGCGTTCAAGACATTCCACTCCACCAGCACGACGAATCACTGCCTCATTGCGGAACACGGCCCGAACGGCAGGATCATCCGCCAGCGGTTGTGATGCCGCCGGAACGGCACCACTGGCGAAAGATGAATAACGTTCCGGCTCAGGCTCCAGCAGGACACGCCCCTGCATAAACAGGGGCATCAGCTCTGAACCGGGCCTGAACAATACGATCCCCATACGCGGGGCAATTTCAGGGGTCAGTAGCGCTCTCACGGTCACCTCAATGAACGGTATCGAGCAGCTTTAACAGCTCAGGGAACCGGGATTCGAAGAAATGCGGCTGCGTCTCGCGCGGATTTGCGGGACTGGTGATGTTCTTGCCGAACATGCAGCCTTTCGCCGTCAGCGACCAGAATTTTTTGATGTTGTTAATCGCAGTGCGGCTGTATCGTTCACGTTGTTCAACGATCCCCAGCTTCGCCATCTGGTGATATGCCTGATTAGCTGTCAGGCGGATACCATACTGCTTCAGCAGTGCACTCAGTGACAGCGTGGGGCGGCTTGAGCCATCAGGCGCGTCAGCAGGAGCATCAATGGCATAGCGCGGTGCCAGATTCGGTAAGCCAACAGCCTCCTGGAGTTTCTGACAGGCTCCAAGCACTGATGAGTTAGACAGGTTTAATTCCCGGCGCATAAAGTCCAGCAGGATCACACCAGCCTGCATCTTGTCAGCAGCCTGTCCGGATAATTTTTCCGGTGCGCTGGTTACCATGTCGAAAGTACGGATCACCTTCAGATGGAATGACGGGCTGATCCACATTGCATAGGCATACACCAGTTCTTTGCAGACATACGTCCCCTGGCTATTTCCGCCACGAATAACGTTAACTGGCTCTATATTGACCGAGTTGCAAATCTGCAACTCGCTTATTAAACGTTCAGTTTGCTCATTGCGGAGCCAGAATGCAGGCTTATGCTTATCCAGAGAACCGGCAGCCCTGTGCAAATCGTTCAGGCTGTAACGACCATAAGCATCACGACGAACTTCAATACCATCAATGACCATCAGATTATTCATACTTCGTTTCTCCTCTTGATCAGGCGGCTGCACCCGCCGTTTTCTCGTACTTACTGATAGTGATCTCGACCTTCCCTTTCGGGATAACCGGTCCCCACTCCACCAGCATTCTTTTCACCTGTCTGTCGTCTTCCCACACACCCGCGTGGGTCAGGGCGTCAAACAGCGCCTTGTTATAGTTGTCCAGATCGCGGATCCGGTTATCCGGAGGAAACAACACGATCTCCACTGAAGCAGGTGCCGACGTTGGTTTCGGCAGACGACGTAACTGCTCAACTATTGCTGCGCATGCCGCGCTCTGGAATTTGCGCCCCGCTGCGCTTATCAGACTCTTACCAGCAAACGCCCCTTTGTTGGGGTGTCGCCAGTACGTGTTCACGCTGGGCGGGAAAGGCAGGATCAGCTTCATACTTTCAGGCCCCTCTCATGTAACCAGTGGGCTGCACGCAGTCTGGCGTTTTCCTCACCGGCAAGCAGTGCGCGGATAATCCCGGCTGCCTCGCTGTCGTCGTCCTTCACCGCGGTATGAAGCGTTATCCCCCGTGCCACGCAACGCTTTATCGTGATGACGCCTTTTTTCTCCAGTGCGCGAAGATGCTCCACCGCTGCATTCACTGAACGGTATCCCAGCATGGTTGCCACCTCCTGATTAGTTGGCGGGAAGCCACGTTCTTTCTGGTAAGAAATCAGCATATCCAGCACCTGCTGCTGGCATTGAGTTAACGTCGTCATGCCGCCATCTCCCTGACCAGTTTTTCCGCCTGCTGGCGAACCTGCGCCAGAAACGCCTCACCACATGCCTCAAGTTCATCGCGCCCGATGTAGCTGATTGCCGGTCCCTTCCAGGTCTTATCGAAAACAGCAATAGCACCAGCGAAGAAAGCGCCTGTCGGCACCTGCTTCTCATCTTTCGGGATAAACCAGGCAGGCAGTTCAAAACCAATACGCCCGCGAATAAAAGCAATATGATCTGCATCTTCCGGCCACCACACTTCGCTGGTGGCAGCTTTGATCAGGAAAACATAGCGCCCGCCTTTATCACGCATGGCACTGGCATGTTTCATGATGTAACGCATGCCGGTGATGTATTGCCCCTCATGCTGACTGGCGCGGCTGTATGGGGGATTACCAAAGGCAGCACCTTTAAGCTCCGCAAGACGTTCTGACCAGTCATGCGCCAGCGCGTTGTCTTCCGCCGTGTAATACGCGGTACATTTGGCGTTATCACCGTCAGTAAACAGATCCAGAACAAACGGGCCAAACAGGGTGTTAATTCCCCAGAAAATGTTGTCCGGCGTGCGCCACTGATCACCCACTTCCTTCAGTTCATGGGCTGGTTTGTTCCGCAGTTCCACCAGCTCCTGGCAATATTTATTACTCATTAAGCCCCCACGTAATTCCCTGACAGATACCACTCATCACCCGATACAGCGCGCTTGCTGCTTTTCCGTAAACACTGCTCACGACGCGCCAGAAAATTGTTTCGTTCTGGCTGGGAGTGGCTTTCACGGAATGCCGCCATCCACACCGTTGCAGCACGACGGTATAAGCCCCTGGACTCCAGTTCTTCCGCCTGGCGGGTCAGGCACAAAATCACCCGGGGATCGTTAGTGCCGACATAGAAATTGCGCACAGGTCTGGTTTCACGAACTGGTTGTGGTTCCGGCTCCTGCGCTCTCTCAGTCAGGCGTGGGAAATGTCTGCGTGTATCTCCTTCACAACGGTGAGCCACACGCCCACTCTGACGTAACTTGCTTGCTGACTGCAGAACGCGCTGCCGTGAGTAACCTGCAAAAGCATCCGCAATGTCTCCGGAAGTACACCCCGGATGGGCTTCAATGAATTTCTGAACTTCATTCAAAAGACTCATGATCACCCCCTGAATCCTGCCGGGATCTGGCTGTAGTCCACGTTGTCGTAACTGGCTTTGAAGTACGGGTCTTCGCGTTTTTCTGTGTACGTGCTGACGGACGGCGATAAGCGCAGGGAAAGCTCATCCCATTTTTCCCGCAGCTTCGACGGGCTGAGCACGTTACGGCACCAGAACGGATCGCGGCTGACGCGGCTGTACATCTCGCAGATTTGTTTGTGAGTACGACCATCCTGCACACACATCAGGCGAATTTCGTTTGCCCAGGCTGTCCAGTTCGGTTCTTTGGGACGAACCACCTCGCCGTCACATTCGGCAGCCTGCTCGTACAGGGCGATGATTTTTTTCCAGAGCCACTGTGCGCAGGTCAAATCATCCTGCGTCCCCCACTGGCGCTTTTTAGGGCTGAATACAACCGCATCAGGATGGCGAGTTAAAAAATCCTGTTCAGCCGTCTGCGTGTCCGGTTGCGAAGCGTCCGGACGAGAAGGTTTTTTATCTGACGGATCATGTTTTGATTTTACTGACGGATCCCCGCCAGATTCTGACGGGTGAAAACCCGCTTTTTTGCCAGATTTCGACGCATCAAATTTTGACGGGTCAGATTTTGATGCGTCAGATTTTGACGGGTCAGAATCTGACAGTTGAGAAAATGCCGCTGCCTGAAGCTTCGCAACGTTAAGCTGATAAACATTCGACGCATTGCGGTTACCCTGGCGACGCGCCTTACGCGTTAACCAGCCTTCTGCTTCCAGCCGTGCGATAGCCGTTCTGACGGTACTCATTCCCGCGCCAATCTGGCGGGCAATGGTTTCAATTGATGGCCAGCACACACCTTCGTCATTACTGAAATCAGCCAGGCGGGCCATAATTGCCACGCTGGATAATTTCATGCCTGATGCAGCGCAACCATCCCATACATAGCCGGTTAATTTAGTGCTCATGACCGACCTCTATTTCCCTGAATTTACGACGAAACTGTTCGAGCGGGCTGAAGCACTCATGCTCATAGCCTTCGCGGAGGTAGATAACACGTTGTGTTTCCGGCTCCCAACGAATGACTCTGACGGGCACTCCGTAGTGATCTTTGAACCAGCGGTTAACTTGTCGCAAAGGACTGTCTCCTTCTGCCGGTTGAAATCACCCACAGCCCACTCTGCAAAGCTGTGGGTTACAATTTCCCTGTCACCTGGTACATTTACTGCATAGCAATACTCCACCTTCGCTTTTCCACCCGGTACAGGAAGCGCAATCAGTTGCGAGCGACGGTAGTGTGTTGTTAAACTGTTCATGCGTTAGTTTCTCCACAGTCACGACACGCCACGGCGCCCGGAGCTGCACACTCGCGGGCGTCACTACTTTCTGAAACGCAAAAGATTTTGTAGACCAGTGCTGCATGCTCCTGCAGCTTCGAAATTGAGAGGTACAGCTCATCGTTAATTGCTGTCTTCTCATGCGGTTCCACTACACCGTCTTCAATTGCTGAACGAATCTGTTTTGAATAACTGCCGATCTGTTCAATGACTTCCAGCAGACGTTGGTTGATATCGGCGTTGTCCACATCCTCGACGTCAGGAAGAGACACAAAGACGCCATTTGCAGACTGCGCCACAGCATCAGCAATGAAGTGAGTGCCACCAGCACGCTGTAAAACCATTGCCCATCCCAGCGGGAAAATCTGATCGCCATCTGCACGAAGGCGGTTGAATAAAGCGTTTTCTGTTACATCGAGCCAGTCAGCCGCTTCAGCGTAACCACCCGGCAACGCCGCGATAGTTTTTCTGACAGCTTTCACGTACCACTCAGGCTGTTTTTCTATTTTCCAGTGATGCTTACCCACGGTTAGCCTCATCGTTCTGTGGTTAAAAATTGAAAGTGTTCTACTAATCTTTCGGATAGATATCCGGTCTTAAGTCAGATTTCGTAATTGCACCTGACGTGCATTGCTCAAGTTTTTTAGCCAGCACAAAACTGGCTTTTTTATAGCCATTGAAAACCAGCCGTAAGTAGCCAGGTGTTGAGCCAACTTTTCCGGCCAACTCGCCCTGCTGTTCTTTGGTTAAAGAGTCCCAATACGCTTTCATACAATATGTACCTACGGTGTACATATTACATGATTGAAATGAACCTTCAAGATACTTGTACCTTAACGGTACAAGGGTTTTAATTTCGTTATGAAAACAATCCATGACATCCGGCGGTCTAACGCCAGAAAACTGAGAGATGGTGTTGGCGGGAATTCTTCCTTTGCCACTATGATTGATCGCGAGCCAACCCAGACCAGCAGGTTTATGGGAGATGGTGCTACTAAAAATATCGGTGACAGCATGGCACGACACATCGAAAAATGTTTCGACCTGCCTGTCGGATGGCTCGATCAAGAACACCAGACAACGAACATCACAAAAAAACCTGATGTTTCAATCACTAATAAACAAATCACATTAGTCCCTGTCATATCATGGGTACAGGCCGGAGCATGGAAAGAAGTTGGATATTCTGAGGTTGATTTGAGCACAGCAGAAACGTATCCCTGCCCTGTACCCTGTGGGGAAATGACTTATATCTTGCGGGTGATAGGTGATTCAATGATTGATGAGTACCGCCCGGGAGACATGATTTTTGTCGATCCTGAAGTACCTGCCTGCCACGGTGACGACGTTATTGCATTGATGCACGATACAGGCGAAACCACCTTCAAAAGGTTGATAGAAGATGGGACACAGCGTTATCTCAAAGCGTTAAACCCAAACTGGCCTGAGCCTTACATTAAGATCAACGGTAATTGCTCTATAATTGGTACAGTGATTTTCTCAGGAAAACCAAGAAGATACAAAATCAAAGCCTAATCAATGTTTATGAACCTGCTTCGGCAGGTTTTTTTATACTTGACAATGCACCTTTGAGATACATAATGTACCCAAGCGAAACAACGAACAGGCAGGACGCCCACGAAGTAGCCGCCTGGGGCATATGAAGTCCAGGATGATTCGTTGAGTCATGTTGTGCCACTAGGCACTCATGTTAAAGCAGGTGTATGAAATGAAAGTCCAGATTTTAAACAATAACTGTGAAGTCGTTTGGTCATACGACATAGCCGCCCCTGTAGATCAGAGCGGCGATAGCTGGACCAATGGGAAACATCAGATTATGGCTGGAGTTGTGTTCTCTTTACGCCGTGCTTTGGAACAGGCTGAAGTATTTCCATCAGACCCTGAATGGAAATGGCCTTTTTCTATTTGTCCAAATTCGGAGAGCACATTTCAGAAAATTGGTCAGAAAGTCGCACTCGAAGAGCATCAGCCAACTGTTTCCTGATTTTTTCAGGTAACTCGTCGGCATCGCAGAAACAACAACGCTCGATCATGTTGAAAGCCGATTCGTAGAACTGTTTCTGCTGAGTGTCGCTGAGACAGGAAAAGAGCGACGTTACGATGATTTTATTAATTGCATTATCAAGTTCTTTTTCATCAAAAGTCATTTGATTTTCCTTTTATGTATACGGGCTTAAAAGGATACCACCGAGCCTGAAGTGGTGAAAAGACAGGCACATAACAGCTAAGTATTTTCAACCAAAGAGAATCCTTAGCGTTGTGGTGAATGCGGCTCAGCGCACGCGGGTTAAGGTTGAGGCTGACAGTCGACCTTCTGTGGATACCCACCCGTCTGGTGTGCAACCTTCGCCAGGCACCGGGAGGCACCCGGCACCACAACTTTATGCTGTGTGTAGTCCTGGCGGTACCAGTTTGTACCCTTGCTTCCGGCTGGTACCGTCCTTTTTACAAAACAGAGAAGAGCATCACCGGACGACGGGCTCATAACCCAATCCATCCGGGCGGCTGCTACCGCAGGTGTTCTTCTCTGTTTTGTGGAGAAACTAATCGGCCTTGCAGGGTCGATATGATGAGGAGCAGCAAAATGGCTAGCGAACGCAGTACTGATGTGCAGGCATTTATCGGGGAGCTGGACGGCGGCGTATTTGAAACCAAAATCGGCGCAGTTCTCAGTGAAGTCGCTTCCGGTGTGATGAACACGAAAACCAAAGGTAAGGTCTCACTCAACCTGGAAATCGAACCATTTGATGAGAACCGTGTGAAAATCAAACACAAACTCTCATATGTTCGCCCGACTAACCGCGGGAAAATTTCCGAAGAAGACACCACCGAAACGCCGATGTATGTCAATCGCGGTGGTCGCCTGACTATTCTGCAGGAAGACCAGGGACAATTACTGACTCTTGCCGGTGAACCTGACGGAAAACTCCGCGCAGCAGGTCATTAATATCGTTCTTAATTAACTGATTATTTATCTCATCACTGAATATCTTTATATAGTGAGGACTTATTATGTCTCAGAACTTAGACGCAACCGCAATTAATCAAATCCATGCCCTTATTTCTGCTCAGGGTGTTAATGAAATTATCAGTAAGATTGGTGCCGATGCTGTGGCATTGCCTGAGAATTTCCGCATTCATGATCTGGAAAAATTTAATTTAAATCGCTTCCGTTTCCGTGGTGCGCTTTCCACTGCCAGCATCGATGACTTTACCCGTTATTCTAAAGATCTTGCAGATGAAGGCACCCGCTGCTTTATCGATGCTGATAATATGCGTGCCGTCAGTGTGCTTAACCTGGGTACTATTGATGAACCAGGTCACGCAGATAACACCGCCACTCTCAAACTGAAAAAGACAGCACCGTTCTCTGCTCTGTTGTCTGTTAATGGCGAGCGTAACTCCCAGAAATCACTGGCAGAATGGATTGAAGACTGGGCCGACTACCTTGTGGGCTTTGATGCTAATGGTGACACCATTCAGGCAACAAAAGCGGCTGCGGCGGTCCGTAAAATCACGATTGAAGCAAACCAGACCGCTGATTTTGAAGATAATGACTTCAGCGGCAAACGCTCCCTGATGGAGTCTGTCGAAGCGAAGACCAAAGACATTATGCCAGTGGCATTTGAATTTAAATGCATTCCGTTTGAAGGTCTGAAAGAACGTCCGTTTAAATTACGCCTCAGCATTATCACTGGCGATCGTCCGGTACTGGTTCTGCGCATTATTCAGCTGGAGGCGGTGCAGGAAGAAATGGCTAACGAATTTCGTGATCTGCTTGTTGAGAAATTCAAGGACAGCAAAGTAGAAACCTTTATTGGTACTTTCACCGCCTGATTTCATTACTGCAAATGCCCCTGAGGGGGCATTTATGGAAACGTAATTTACTCAATAATCGCCGGATGGTGAGGGATTCTTTTTACCAGAATTCAGCGCGGTGCAGCGCATATACGTGGAGAACAAAATGTCATTTATTAAAACTTTTTCCGGGAAGCATTTTTATTATGACAGGATAAATAAAGACGACATCGATATTAACGATATCGCGGTTTCCCTTTCAAATATCTGTCGCTTTGCCGGTCATCTTTCGCACTTCTACAGCGTCGCCCAACATGCGGTTCTTTGCAGCCAGCTGGTACCGCAGGAATTTGCTTTTGAAGCATTAATGCATGATGCAACAGAAGCGTATTGCCAGGACATCCCCGCTCCACTGAAACGCCTTCTTCCTGACTATAAACGGATGGAAGAAAAAATTGACGCCGTAATCCGTGAGAAATACGGGTTACCCCCAGTTATGAGTACGCCCGTGAAATATGCCGATCTTATCATGCTGGCAACCGAACGCCGCGATCTCGGGCTTGATGATGGCTCTTTCTGGCCTGTACTGGAAGGCATCCCGGCAACAGAGATGTTCAACGTGATTCCACTGGCACCTAGCCATGCCTACGGGATGTTTATGGAACGTTTTAACGAGTTATCGGAGTTACACAAATGCGCATGAATGTTTTCGAAATGGAAGGGTTTCTTCGCGGGAAATGTGTACCGCGAGATCTGAAAGTGAATGAAACAAATGCTGAGTATCTGGTGCGTAAATTCGATGAAGTACGTGCTGAGGCTCGCAACGAGGGTATTAACTATACCGCAAGCCGTCTTGCTGCTGCTTTCAATCACGGATTTATCAATAAGCCTTTGGCTGAAGTTTTCGACGTTACACGCATGATTCTGTCAGCAAAAGAAGAGTTAGCTAATGAATCGCATCCGATTGATGGCCTGTCCGGTGAATATGCAGAGAAATCCCTTGAAGAATGGGCGGAACGGCTTCGCAAAGGAGGCAGCCAGTGACTGGACATGCAGCAATCCTCGACATGTGCTGTGGCAGTCGCATGTTCTGGTTCGATAAGAATGACGACCGGGCGATATTTAGCGATATCAGAAAGGAAGAGCACACATTGTGTGATGGACGACGCCTGATTATCAGTCCTGATCTGATAGCTGATTTTCGTGCACTACCATTTGCAGACGCATCTTTTTCGATGGTTATATTCGACCCTCCGCATCTTGAGCGTGTTGGTGATAACGCCTGGATGGGAAAGAAATATGGACGGCTGAATAAAGATACCTGGCGTGATGATTTGCGGCAGGGATTTAAAGAAGCCTTTCGTGTGTTGCGTCCATCCGGCGTTCTGATTTTTAAATGGAATGAAACGCAAATACCTGTTCGCCAGATATTGGTACTGACCGACAGAAAACCTGTTATCGGTCAACGAACAGGAAAAAACGATAAAACCCACTGGATTATTTTTATGAAATAGGCATCCAGTGAGTAGGTTCGTAAGGTTACAGATACGTATATCTGAATAATTAAATTCAGTTCTGTAAATAAAATTTAATCCTTAACCGGAGGGATTCCTGCACCCTCAGAACATCAGGAGACCGCCCGAAAGGGCGGTAATGAAAAATGGCTGAATTAACCAAATGGCTACAAAACACGATTACCGGAATTGAAACGGTAGTAGACGATAAATCGTTTGTATGTGATGAAATAGTATTCAAAATCGATGTGGTTAAAAACGTACTTACCGCATTTAAAGTCGCGCTGGTATCGCTGGAAGCCGAACCGGTGACATGGCGATATCGCTACGTGAGAAAAGGCGTTACGAACTTTCAGGAGAAGCCGTGGGTTGGTGACTGGAAATATGTACCGACAAAAGAGGATTGCAACGACAGGCCGAACTATGAAATTCAGGCGTTATTCACGGCCCAGCCTGTGCCACTGACACCCGAAGGATTGATTAAAGCGGTGCGCTTCTATGAACAGGTTAAGAGTGAAAATCCGCCAGTCGAAACCGGAGCATGGAAAGACGCTGTTGACTGGGTGCTCAAAGAGGCTTGTCAGGCTGTAAACATTGGCATCAAAGGAGAGTGAGATGAACGGACAAATATCAATTGTTCGACCGGGAGCATGTGACGATCGCGAGATACGAATGATTATTCGTCTGGCGATGGGGAAAACAATAACAGCTCTCATTACTCCTGAAAATCTCGCATTAGCATTAACAGGAAAGTCAGACTTGCCAGTAGAGCTAAAGCTGCGAAATGTTGAGATTAAGGTGAAATAGTTATGAATACTCTTACCAAAGAATGGTTACAGAACACGATTACCAGCATTGAGTCAGCACGGGATGAAATACCGTTCGGACTCGATGAAGATCAAAACAACATGCTTACCGCATTAAAAATTACA